TACACGTAAGGAGTCGTCGGCAGCGTCAGATGTGTATAAGAGACAGGGAGTAGACCGCTCAGGGCTCAGCGAAACTCGTATCGGTGAGCTTGTGGATGCGGGGCTGATCACGGACGAGACGATGCAGGGGCTGAAGATCGGCTCAACAGATCTTGATCCGTATGAGTTTTCGGCGGTCGCGGGTACGCTGATGGACGAAGCAGACCCTGAGACAAGGAGGCAGATGCGCGAGTGGGGGATTGAGCGCTGGGCTCCTATGGTGCAGGTGAAGGCAGAGGACCTCCGCACAATGACTCGTGAAGAAGCCGAGGCACGAGCGGCGAACGGAGGGCTCGCACCCGCGCCTCCCATCGAGCACACAGAGCGCCCCTCCGTAGAAGCGCCGTCATGGATGAGCATCGCTGAGAAGGCGGGGTATGAGCGCGCTGTGCTTAGGGGCGGTGAGTTCGCTCGCGGGCTCGGTAACATTCTCAACGATGACCTCTCGCAAGTGATCGCCGAAGAATGGTCCGGCACACAGATCGTCGCTGAGGCTGACGCAGCGAGACGGCAACAGGCGCTTGAGATCATCCGTGACGAGCTCGGTGATTCGCTCGCTACCAAGCGTGACGCGAGAGCCCTGGCGGGAGCGCTCGCCGACCGTACCCAATACTATGCTCACAACTGGAAGCGGATCGCGCTCACGGAGATACAAGGAGCCCATAACGAGGGGCGCATCTCCTACGCACTTAACGCCTATGGAGACGACGCACAGGTAGCTCGCGTCCCCGAAAGTGATGCGTGTGAGCATTGTCGCAGGCTCTTTGCCCCCGACGGCTCCCCTAAAGTGTTCCGTGTCGCTGACCTTATGGGCAACGATACGAACGTAGGGAAGAAGCGCAGTCAATGGCAGGCCACCATTTGGCCCGTTCACCCTAACTGTAGGTGTGATACAATCACAGTACCACCTGGCTTCATTGTCGCAGAGGACGGAACCCTCGCGAGAGCAGATGCCGAGGACCAAGAGGAGGAGTGATGCCGTACAAGAACGAGCACACAGCGCGACAGACCGACCCATCTAAGTACGATGACTTCCGACGCTTCACCCCCAAAGGGTCGAAAGTGGCGATGATTCTAGGGCTCAAGAACGGCAAGAGCGAGGTGCAGAGTCTGCGTGTGAGCGCTGACGTTATGTCCCCCGATGAGTTCCGTGACTGGCTCGAAGCACATGATTTTAAGACCACGCACCTCGAAGAAGCCACCAAGAAGGGCTTTGACTGCTTCGCTCGTTGGGTCCCTGTCTCTTTTGGGGACACGATCAGCAAGGCTGAGGACAGCGAGAAGGCAGACATCGAGAAGGCGAGCGCGGAGATCGGTGGTATCTGTTCTACCGATGACCTCGATTTCGAGGGGGAGAGCATCGCACAAGATGGGCTCGATTGGTCGTACTTCCTACGTCACGGCTGGTTCAATCACGAACACCAACAAGGCCCATCGGCGGTGCTTGGTCACCCTGTTAAGGTTGAGCCGATCGACGAGAAGCGCACTCGCGTCGAGGGTGTCTTGTACCTCGCCAAAGAGCTCGGCAAGCAGGTCTATGAGACAGCTATGGCGCTGAAGAAGGCAGGAGGGGACCGCTCACTTGGCTTCTCCATCGAGGGCCAGGTGCTACAGCGCTGTCCTAAGAACCACAAGCGCGTCCTCAAAGCGAGGGTGCTCAATGTGGCGATCACGAGCGCGCCGGTCAATCCCCACACGAACCTAGAGCTTATCGCTCGTTCAATGGGGGCAGACCTCGGCTACCAAGAGGCAGCGGTCCCCGACGCAGACTCTTCCCTTAGTGCGCTCATGGAGCAAGACCTCCAAGGGCGCAAAAAACGCAAGAAGCTTGCGGCTGCCACGTTTGACGGGCAGGTACAAAAGGGTACCATGAACCGCGAGCAGGTTAAGCGCCTCTTAATGGAGCGCCTACCCGACATCGACCCTGAGTCACTAGACGCCATTGTCACGAAGATCATCGCACTAGCAAAGCGCTTGCAAAAGCGTTGAAAATCCTTGACAATGAACACATCCACATTTCACGGAGACAACAATGAACGAGCACGAGCTTGAGAAGAGCGCGGAGGCGCTCAATGAGACAGAGAACCCTGTTCCTGTCGCTGAAGAGGTCGAAACCGATGCGCTTACAGACGCGCTCGACACTCTCGCTAAGGCGATGAACAAGGATTCTTACAAGAAGGCCGAGATGGACGCTGAGCCTGACATGGACGAAGAGGACATGAAGAAGGGCGAGGACATGGACAAGGCAGAGATGAACGCCGAGGACATGGACAAAGCGGACATGGAGGAGTCTAAGGACGCCGAAGAGTCTGATGATGACTTCATCGACCTCGAAGAGATGATGAAAGAGATGGCAGATAATACTGACCGCATCGTCTCCGAGATGAAAGAGGACATGGCTGCGCTGCTCAAGGGCGTCGAGGCTCTCCTCGGTGAGATGAAGGCTATGAAGGCTGAGCAGGGGAACATGAACAAGAGCCTCAACGCTGTCGCGTCTGCTCCTGTGCCTCCTCGCGCCGTCACTTCAGCTCCTGTTCACCCAGCTACTGTTGTCCCACCGCAGATGAACCGTGGTGAGATGATCAGCAAGGCGCTTACTAAGCTCCAAGACCCTAATACTGACGCGAGCACCCGCTATCGTCTCCGCACCGTAGTGGCCCAGTTAGAGGCCGGTGCTCCCCTCACACAGTTCAGCGATCTCGGATAAGGAGTCCGCACTATGTTTAACATTCCAGAGGCAAACAGCATGGTCAATGTCGCGGACCTCTCCGCGCTCAACAACGCTCTCCGTAAGAGTGCCAACGCAGGGTACCAGACCCCCGCCGGTACTGTCGGTGGTGACGCAGGCTCGTTGAGCCCCCTCGTCCCTCAGAGCATTGAGAACACCCTGGCGTCAGCCACCTTCACCATGAAGGAGCTCGCGCTTTGGCCTGCGATCCCTAAGATCAACGTCAGCAACACTCTGCACGAGTACGCTGTCATTAACGACCACGGTCTTGATCTTGAGGCGTTCATCGCTGAGGGCAGCGGCGGTACGACCAACCGCTCAAGCTACGAGCGCAAGAGCGTTAAGATCAAGTACATGGCAGAGCGCCGTGAGGTTACCGATGTCGGCTCACTCGTTGGGCTCATCGGCAATCAGAGCAACGCTATCGCCGCTGAGACTGAGCGCGGTACTCTCCGTCTCCTCAGCAAGCTTGAGCGCAGCTTGTGGCACGCGGACGAGAGCGTCAACCCTCTCGCCTTCGACGGCATCATCAAGCAGATTGAGGGCTACAACAGCGGTGCTAACACCTTCGACCTCGCAGGTAAGTCACCTACCCCTCGCCTTCTCCAAGAGGTCCTCGCAGAGCTCCAAAGCGCTCCTCGCTTCGGTCGTCCCGACTGCATCTACGTTGAGCCTCGCATCCACGCAGAGCTCATCAAGTTCGCAGTTCAGTTCGGACGCCACGACCAGTTCGGCGTCTCTCGCTCTTCACAGGGTCTGAGCTACGGTGTGCGTGAGCTTGAGATTCAGAGCCCTTACGGTCCAGTCCCCGTCAAGAGCGCTCCGTTCCTCTTCAACGCTTACAAGGCTCCCGCTTCAGCGAGCGCAACCAACAACGCGCCTGCAAACGCGAGCCTCACCTCTGCTGTGGCGAGCACGGACGCTTCTAGCAAGTTCGACAGCGCTGATGCGGGTGACTACATCTACCGCATCGTGGCAGTCAACAACAGCGGCTACAGCGCTCCTGTTGACAGCTCAGCGGTCAGCGTCGTCCAGGGTGACATCGTTACTCTCACCATCGCCAACCAGTCTGATGCGGTGTTCTTCAAGATCTACCGCACCGAGGTCGGCGGCGCTGCGGCTGACGCATCACTCATCGGCGAGATCAAGGCTCAGTCCGCCGGCGCAACTACGTTCATCGACTCGAACGCTGTTCGCCCGAACTGCTCCAAGATCGTTTTCGTCCAGCACGACCCCGACGTTCTTGAGTTCGCTCGCCTCCTCGACTTCTTCCGTCGCCCTCTCGCCGAGGTCGCTACGTCTAAGCCCTTCCTCCTCATGCTCTTCGGGTCACCTATCGTCAAGGTCCCAAGCAAGATGTGGGTGCTTCAGAACGCTGGCGTCACCGAGACGAGCGGTATGCTCGACACCATCGCCTAAGCGAGTCTGAGTGATGTGGAAGCACGACACCCTACGATCTTGTAAGTTCGCTATCGGTCAAGGCTACATAGAGCTGGACGATAGGGGTGTCGTGCTCAACCCTACCCTGTACGCGCAAAAGGTCCTCAAGCGCTACGGGTCGGTGACCGGCTTCACTCCGTTTACGGAGGTCGAGGAGCCTGTCACAGAGGACACTACCTCAGAGGTCGCTGATGCGCCTTCTGAGGACAAACCCAAGAAGCGGAGACGCGCAGCTCGCAAAACCGCTGACAAACAATAACAGGAGAACGTGCCGATGAGCGGTATCTACGAGCAGATTACGCACCAATGGCTCAAAGACACGTTCCTCCTTGGGATCGACCTCACCCTCGATGATGGATCAGCGTTTCCTGATGCGATCTTCGAGCAGTCGATTCGTGCGGCGATACGCCACGTCGAGAATGATCTCGGTGTGTGCGTCGAGCCGTTCAAAGTGACGGAAGAGGGACACGACGCTGAGCGGCAAAACCGCTTCTCGTATTGGCCTTTCCGTTTAGATCACCGACCTGTTCAGCGCATCGACGCGATGCGTATCAAGTTCGGCTCTTACAAGGGTGTAGACATACCGACGAGCTGGGCTCGCTTCACGTCCACAACCCACGGTCAGTTCAATCTGATCCCGTCACAAGAGTCGCTCGGTAGCTACTTCTTTACAGCGGGCGTTCCCCTCATGGGCGGGTATGGGATCTACGAGGACCGCGAGTACATACCGAGCTACTTCGAGATAGACTACACAGCGGGCTTTGAGGCACGAGAGGGTACGGCTACGATCCCTGCGGGGGACACATCCGTTCGTGTCGAGCTCGATCCCAAGATCATGCTCAAGTACCTAGTTGACACCGATCAGTTGTCGGTCAGATCGACCGCAAAAGGACAGGACGGCTTCACGCTCACGATCCCCTCTGCTTTGAGCGAAGATCTTGTGATCAACTGGACCGCTGACACCCTCCCTGCGGACATGAAACACGCGATTGGAATTAAGGGCGCTACGCTGCTCTTGCTCCATGTGGCGGGTGACTTGATCCTCGGCGCGGGTATCGCGTCCCAAAGCCTTAGCGTGGACGGCCTCTCACAGAGCATCGACACGACTTCATCGGCGATGTACAACGGATACAGCGCGAGAGCGCACGACCTTGATAAGCAGTACCAGGGCGTGATCAAAGCACTCAAGAGTCAGTACACGATGTCACAATTTGGGGTAGTCTAATGACTCAGCTCCCATCACGCCGCCCTGTTAAGATTAGGCCGCGCACCGATTTCGATATGGAGGCGTACCGCACCCTCATCTTCGCGAAGGGGGTCGATCTATCTTGGGAACAATGTGCGGAGTGTCCATGCTCTAACGCCTCATCGACATTCGACGTAGGGCTGATCGAGACAACGAGCACAACTACAGGGGAGGCGCGAGTGGACTGCCCTCTCTGTGACGGCAAGGGGTACTATTGGCATTCTGAGCAGACGATCCGCGCCATAGTAACTGGGGGCAAGAGCGACACCGACCTCTTCTCGATCTACGGAGAGTATGCGCGAGGGATGGTGTCGGTGAGCTTGCTGCCTGAGCACCTCCCTGCATACGGGGATCGCTTTACGGTACTCGCGAGCGTAATGATGTACCGAGAGACGAAGGTGCGTACTGAGTCGGCTATCGAGGCACTCCGCTACCCTGTGCAGCACCGAACACTCGACCTCAGTTCCGGTGAGCTCACCATTGGTGTGACGAGGCTACAGCGAGCAGGGCTCAATGGGCTCAGCTCTGAGAATGATGTACTGATCGAGGGCGCTGACTTCGCGGTGACGAGTGACGGCAAGATTGATTTCAGCGAGGGAGACGCAGAGGGGACAGCACCTGTAGAGGGCGCTCGATACAGCGTCTCTTACTACGCGAGGCCCCGATACTACGTCGCAGACCGCCCGCATACTCACCGAGACTCTGTGAGCCGCCGTAAAGCTCCCGAGGAGAGCCCGCTCCTGCTCCCGCTACAAGCACATTGTTCGCTTGAGTTCATGGGGTACGAGCATGGCTAATATCCAAGTACAGATGGACGCGATGGTGCAGAATCTAGGGCTCGCGCCCGAGCAGGCGCTACAGCGTTCACAGATGCTTGCTGACGTGACCCTCGCTTACTGGAGCTCTCTCGCTCGCAGCGGGCTCGGTAAGACGAAGCAGGCTTACTTGACCAGTCTGCAAGTGAGGGACGTGTCGGCTAAGGGCTTCACCTGCGGGCTCCCCGCCGCGCCGTCTACATCGGTGCTTGCTCATATTGTTGAGCAGGGTATGGGGCCTGGGGGCATCGGTACACAAGGACCGTATGACGTGCGAAAGTTCCTGCTTCGTGCATCGACTCGTAACATTCGTATGGGCAAGAAGGGTATGTACCTTAACGTGCCATTCGATCACGATAAGGCGAGCATCACGAAGATGGGCGGCGCGAGAGCGTACCGTAGAGCGCAGCGGCTTAAGCCTACGATCAGCACTCCACAAGGTACGATGTGGGGCGGTCGCTACCCGAAAGGCACGATCCGCAAGCTACAGCCACACCACGCCGTTGACCCGCTCGCTGGTATGGTTCGGCTCGTCTCTACATACAGCTTGCGCGGCGGTAAGCCTGTAGCGCAGACATCGGGCTATAGAACCTGGAGGCGGGCGAGCGTCAACGGTAAACCGTGGATGTCTAAGGGCGTGGTCGCTCGTCGCTACATAGATCAAGTGGCTACAAAGCTCCCCTCGCTCATCCAACAGGTGTACCAATGATTCTCGACCTCCATGTGCTCCAAGCGGTGAGTAGCGGGCTCAAATACTACAAAGAGCGTGAGGCTGCGTTCAAAGCGCTGTTTGTCGGCGTAGGGGACGCTACTTTGAGCGCGTGGTACTCTGACTTTACGGGCGAGCACTACCCATCGGTGAGGTCACGTCACGCACAAGGCACAGCGCAAGCGCCGTTGATCACGATCATCCCCCAAGCGGAGACGGTGACCCAAGAGCTGCTCGGTGACTTTGGGGGTATTGACTCTCAGTCACAAGCGCTCGACACATACATGATCAGCGAGTCGGTGGAGCTGGCGCTGTTCGCTCGCTCTCCGGACATGGCGAGGGTTTATCATGTCCTCTGTAGAGCGGCGATAGCACTAGCGCGCAGGCCGATGCACCGCGCAGGGTATCATGTATTTCGATACGACGGCTCTGACCCGCTGAGCCCCGAAGAGGATTTAGCGGCAGAGGAGCTTGGGATCACCGTAAAGAGGCAGCGTGTGAGGGGCGAGTACCAAGTACAGATCCCGATTCCGCCGAACGCCGAATATGGGGACACCACAACCTACGAGAATGTGTTAGTATTAGGTGACACCTACACGACCGACGATGGTGTACAAGGTGGCGTCACCCCCTCAGATAGTTAGGAGCATCCATGCCTAGTTCATTGAACCTAAACGGCTTAAAGGTATTTCGCCCTGCGGTGTACGCAGAGGTCGATGCGTCAGCACTCGGTGGGCAAGACGCGAGCACCGGCAACGTGTGTCTTGTCGGTTCCTTCCCCTCTTTCGAGCAAGGGGAGCCACTCACCTTCACCAGCGCACAGGCGCTGTCTCGGTACGACCACAGCGACCGTGAGCTTGCTCACATCGGTCGTGTAGCCTTCGCGCCTTCACTCGATGAGCGCATCCCTGCGGGGGCGAACACACTCACGATGCTGAATGTCGCGAGCACCTCGCAGGCGCAGCTCACCTTAGATGATGCAGACGGAAACGATGCACTCGTGATCAAGAGCTCCGTGTGGGGCGCGAAGGGTAACCGCACCCAGGTCAGCGTCACAAACGTCAACACCGACCAAGTGACGATTGAGGTCGTGAGGGACGGTGCGTCAGAGCTCTTTGAGAACATCGAGAGCGATGATGTCGCTTCTATCTACTATGACGGTTCGCTCTTAGATCAAGTGACTCTCTTCGCTGACCGCATAACCGGCATTGATTATAGCTGGACACAGGCAGAGGCGTTCAATAACGGAGAGGTTCAGTTCGACGTTTCAGACATCGTAGTCAGCGGTGGGCTCCAAGTGTCTCTGACTGACACCGCCCACACCGCAGATGTCAATGTCACGATCCACGGAGTCGATCAGAGTGGGCTCGCCGCGAGCGCGCAGATCTCTTTCCCTGCGGGAGACGGTGCTGCCCGCACAACTACCGTTAATTTCGGTCGCATCGACTCCATTGAGGCCGATACTACTGATCTGTTGTATGCAGGGGACCTCTCTGTCTCCGGTGGTACGCTCTTAGAGGTCGGTGACTTCAATAGCCTGCGAGGCATGATCGAGGCTCTCGACCAGTTCCCTAACGTGGTCGCTAACTACCTCGCGGGGCGTGACTATGACGCAGACGCTTTCGATGCCTTCAGCTCTACTGACATCGTAGGCGCATCGAACGCTGAGCTTGTGCGCTGTGACCTCGCAGAGATCCTCGATGCGCTGTCTAGCTCACGGCTTATCGCCGCAGAGCGAGCCGCGAACGGGGTGGCCTCTATTGCGTTGGCATCGAGCGTCAATATGCTGAGCGGCGGCGCTTCTTCCTCTGCATCGTTGAGCGACTGGACCACCGCGCTTCAGAACGTAGAGAGCTCAGACCTTCAGATCATCGTCCCCTGGACTGAGGACGAGGACATTCATGCCGAGATCAAGAAGCACCTCCGCCTCGCTGCGCTTGCAGGACGTGAGCGTAACGCTTGGGTCGGCGCTGACAAGAACGAGACTCTCGCTCAGCTTAACAGCCGCGCTCGTAGCTTGAATGACCGCAACATCGCGCTTGTTGGGCAGCAGGTCAAGTTAGTGGACCCGCTCGGTAACACCGTGACTAAGGATCCCATTTGGCTCGCGCTTATGCTCGCTTGTATGCAGGCAGGCAGCGCGGTCGGTACACCGCTCACACGTAAGCAGCCCGACGTTGTGGACGTGCTCGGTCAATGGGACGGGAATAAGGACGCGAGCGAGGCGATCCAAAAGGGCATCGTCTCTCTGAGCTTTGGCCCTCTCGGTTGGCGTGTCGAGCGCAGCGTCACTACTTGGCTGCGCGATGATAATCCGATCTACAGCGAGGTGAGTTCGAACGAGAGCGTGAACGCATCTGTGAGGGACCTCCGCGCAGGGCTCGATAGCTTCATCGGTCAGGCGAACCGCAGCCTCACCGCTAACCGTATCAAGAGCATCGTTGAGTCACGGCTCAACAGGCAGGTGCTCGACGGTACGATCAAGGCGTTTAAGGACGTTGTGCTTGAGGACCTCGGTGATACGCTGAACGTCCACTACACCGTAGCTGCGGTCGAGCCGATCAACTTCATTCGCATCACCGCATCTGTCGCTAGATTCTAAGGAGCAGAACAATGGCTGACGTACTCAGCGCCCCACGCGCAAAACTGATCGTCAACGGAACAGAGGTCGGTTACGCCTCTAATGTCTCAGCGACGGAGAACATCGCACTCCAGCGCGTTGACGTGCTCGGTGACATTGACTCGAAAGAGATCGTGCCTGTCGCTCGCTCTGTCAGCGTACAAGCTGGCTTCGTCCGTATCAGCGGTGAGTCGCTCAAAGATCTTGGGCTTGTGCCACGAGGCGGCACGATTGACGTGTTAACCTTCCCTGAGATCACGCTTGAGGTGTACGACCAAGTGAGCGACCAACCTGTTTGGCGCATTGAGGGCTGTCGCGCAGAGAGCCGCAACTGGACCGTTCAAGCGGGGTCGATTGTGACCACGAACGCGAGCTTCCAAGCGCGCAGGATTTATGACGAGCGAGGCTGAGTAAATGGACCTTAGAACACTAGGACAGGTGGAGACACCGGAGCCGGAGAGCGAGCAAGCGGTCACGCTGATCCCTCGTGAGATCACGCTCAATCTTCAGTACCTCGCCCCTACAGGTGAGCAGTACAATAC